GCTGTGTATAATTTTTCTAATGAATCTGCAAAGCTAGATAATTTAATAATTTTATGCCCTACAGAACCAGTTTCAGTATTAACTGATGATGTTTTAAAATATGTTTTTAGGTTAGCGGAAAAGAAGTCATTTTTCATATCCACAGGACCATAAGTTTTCTCAATACGTTTAATTAACGCAGGATCTACTTCTGTAGGTTTAAGTATTTCACTTGCCTCCGCTATTTTATACTTAAAATTACCCATGAATTGTAGTTAATTCCTCTAATAGTTCGTAGTATTGTAAAAGGTTAACCAAATCATCATTACCAATTTTAGATATTTTATTCAATGGAGTGATGATATTATTTATTTCATTAATTTTAATACTAATTGCTTTGTTTTGAACTTTTTTATTTAGTTCATTTAAAGTAGATTTAATTTCTGTAATTTTAGTATTATAAAATTCTCTTAATTTTGGAGTAGAGTCAACGGAATTGATAAATTCTTTTAATACCGTTTTTTGGTTATCATTTAAATCAGCATACTTACCATTAAATTTTTCTAACATAACTTTATATGTTAAAATTCTAAGATCTTTATCGTATGTTTTAAATTCCTCAATAACACTATCTTCAACCTTTTGTTTCTCAACAGACCTAGAAGACAAATGCTCTAATAAAACTAATTTGTTAGAAATAATTTGGTCAGGTGTTGATAACATATCGCTATTATATATCTCTATTAATGTATATAATGAAGCGTAAGCTTTATAATTAGGTAATTTAGTTTTAAAGAACTCCTCTAAGTTAAAATGTTTTTGGATTTCGTTAATTAAATTATATTTTTGTCTTTTTAAAGCCCCTCTGTTTAAATCTTTAGATGATTCAACTAAAGTATTAAGTATCACTTCAGCTTTACCTTCAGTAATATTTTTATACTTAGATAAAGATTCATAAAGTTTATATTCTCTACCTAATTCTGTTTTTACAAAGTATTTCTTTAGAATACCTGTTGCTTTTGAATCTTTTCCTGATAATGTATCAGCAGTAATTTGTCTTACTAAAAGTTCAAATAAAAGTCCCGTATTCTTATATTTAGAATGTTTAATGTTCATTCTCAGAGTTTTGTTATAAATATATAAAGATCCTTATTTCTTTAACTTATTTTCATCTAACAATGAATCGCCATTATTAATAGTATTAAATACTAATTTTTTAGTTAATGACTCTAACAATGTTTTATTTTTGGCTTTTATTTCTAAAGCTAAAGGAGAAGTGTTTTTAACTGATTTACCGTATCCTTCTTGGTCATCGTTTTTCATTGCGTCTTTACCTAATCTATCTTTACCAAAAGCATTATCTTGAGTATTAATATTAGATACTTTTTCTTTAGGACGACCTAATGGTACGTTTTCATCATAGCCATCAGGTAATTGCATATCCTCGTATCTTCCTCTACCATATAATGAGGCCAAATCGTGTGGCGTACCATATGATTTACCTGTTTCTAAAGGATCATTACCTTCTTCACCTATTTGAGTATATCTAAATGCACGCTTTTGATCTTGAGCTACTAAATCTCTCATTTCCTCGTACTGGTCTTGGCTAAAGTGGAATATGTTTTCATAAATCCAATCCGTAGAGATTAATTTAGTTTCCATCATTTGAGCAGCCAAATCCATTTTTTCCTTCATTAAAGCAATACGTTCTTGATCATAAATGATAGAAGGAGTTGTTAATGTTAATTCAAAATTAGTTAAATTATCTGCTGTGTAACCTTGTGTATATAAATGTACTAAAGCAATTTTATATAATTCTGAAAGTATAATACGTTGAATGCGATCAATTGTACGAGCAAATCTAATATCCTCGGCAGCTAATGTTGCTTTACCTTGTAAATTCTCATCGTAACCCATAAATGCTTTAGGTACTTTAAGAGCAGCAAATAATTTGTTTCTTAAATACTCAACATCCGCAATACCATCATAACTTAAACCTGCTAAATTTTCAATTTTAGTAGTACTATCATTACCACGAATAGGAATATAAAAATCTTCTAATAGGTTTTGTTGGTTATATTTTAAATTGTATTCACCTGTTTTTTCATCCATTAAAGGAGTACGTTTCATGTTTGTAATTGTTTTCTGCATGAAATTTTCTACCTCATTTGGAGGAATAGAACCTACGTTAATGTAGAATACACGACGATCAGGACTACGAGATATTCTATGAATTAACATAGCATCTTCCATTAGAGTATATTGTTTAAAGATACGACGAGCAGGCTCGAGATAACTTCTACCATAAGGTAAATAGTTAACATCTGTCATTAAACGAAAGTGAGCCATTTCATAATTCTCAAAATACACGTGTTGCGAGTCTTTTTGAGCCTGTAAGTTAGGTGTAGGATAGTATCCTGAACTACCACCATATATTCCATCTGGTGAATATTTAAATCTTACTGCGTTGGGGTGTTCTCTATCATAATTTTCTTGCCTGTCAATGTGATAAGCAGTAAAAGGAATAACATTATAAACACCAAATTTTTCAGCAATTTCTAATTTAAGAAAAAAGTCACCGTATTTACACATTTGGCGAATCCAAGACCAAAGATTAAATTCAACGTTTAATACATCATAAAATAAGTTATAAAGTATTTGTTGTACATCCTCGTCACTAGATCTAATTTGTAATACCTCTCCCATCTCATTCCTTAAAGTAGATTCTTCGGCTATTATATCAAGTGAAGATGCAATAATTGCATCGTTGTCCATAATATCATAGTCCGAGTATATAAACGTTCTAAGGTACTGATAGTTAATGTTAACTTGTTGTCCATATAAAGATGAAGCCGCTGGTGAATAAATTCTATTGAATCTATCCATTAATGAGTTTGTAGCTATATCTCCCGAACGTTGTATGCTATCAACGTCTAAAACCTTTAATTCATTACCCCCCTGATTCCTGATGATAACATCAGTGGAGAATAATCTTTGTAGACGTGTAAATAAACCAGTGTTTGCCATTTGTGTTTGTTATAAATATTATAAGAGCCAATCAATATTTTCATCCCCATTCCCCGTTTTTATTGTGTATGGGTTTTGGACTGAATTTCTATTATAAGCTCCTTGAAATGATGAGTTACCTTTTGAAAAATTATTTAGTGCAGCTCTTGTTAAATCGTGAGATTGTTGTTGAAACTTAATTGATGTATCTCTTAAATACATAGCAATACCAAAAGGCATAACTAAATCATCATTATAACCTGTCTGAGCTTCTGGTCTACCATTTTTCCAAATAAAAACTTTCATTTCCTCTAATAATCTTTTAGAACGAATAGTTACAGAACGATCTCCAACATATTCTCTAAATTTATTTACTATTAAAGGTCTAGTTCTCATTGACATAGTAAACCCAGGTGTAACATTATCACTATTTTCATATTGGTTAAAATACGAATCAACTGTTAAAGTATCACTCTTAGGTGAATAATAGACATTCCTATATCCTCTTTCTAAAACAGATTCAATAGCTGCCCATCCAATAGAGGCATTTTCTACTACTAATAATGCTTGGTTATATTCTGTTGCTACACCTACTAAAAAGTATCCAAATTCTTTAGGTGACATTTGTCCCTTATATTCGGCTACTTGAGTATTTGTAGCAATATCCATTATATGAAAGGTTGAGAAATCTTTACCATCACCTCTAGCTACGTCTGCTACTACCATATACTCTCGTGTATAGTCTGCAGGTTCCCATACCCATAGATTCTGGTCTGCTCCTCTCCTTTCAACTGGATCTTGAATTGTTGTTTCTTTAATAAAATCTAACCACTCATTGTAAAATACAATATCTCCTGATGTGCTAAAATCGCAATCACATTCTTGAGAGGCTAATCTAGGATCTCCTAATAATTCATCTTGACGTTTTCTCCAATTTTCATCTCGTTCAGGATGGACAAACCAAGGTAATTTAATAGGTAAAAAATCGTTTTCAGCGCCTTCGGCTGAAACCCATGTTTTATGGAACCAGTTTCCAGTTCCATACGGTGTTGAGAGTACAATTGCTCCACCACCTGTAGCTAATGTTTGTTGTGCTGATGCCCATATTTCTCCAATATTTTCAATAAATGCTGCCTCATCCACTATCAACAAAGATACTGCTTCTGAACGACCTGCGTCTGAAGATGCTGAAGTGGCTTTAATTTGTGATCCGTTACTTAATCGTAATG